GACGTAAAATTTAATCGTTCCACAACCGAATAAGGTGCAAGTAGTCGCAGCCCACTCATCCCAGTAGCAATCAGAATTTTCGTTGCATGTTTTTATGAAATAGAGCTGATAAAACTGTCCTGGCCCCAACGCGCAACTTACGTTCAACCAATAATCTATTTTCGTCTCGCACTCATCCAGATTGCCGATTGCTTCGCCTGCATAAACTGTTTGAGTCCCGCAATCGAATGAATAGCATTCACTTGGTTCACAAAACGAATCCAGCACGTCTCCGTCGCAACACCCGATAAAAATCGTATATGGATAATCAGGCGACCCAGGTACAGTTATTGGTATGCATTCCCGCTGGCAACACAAATTGTCGATGTTTACGGTTGTAGGTGTTAAAGACTTGCTGGTGGAAACATTGCAATCGCAAAGATCAATCTCGACATTACACGCCGGAACTGAAGAAACTGAAAAGCACAGCGATGTTTCACGAGCGTCGTTAGATCCGCAGCTATCCCAGACGCAGTCAGATCCTAGATCGGAATCGGTAAAAGTCACCGTACCAGTTGGAAGAGTATCGTAAAATTTGACTCTGTTGAAACTAGCAAGCCCGCTCGATAGCACACACAGTATCCCCGGCCCAGTTAAATCGTCCAGATCGCAGGTTCCTGTTTCCTCGTCACTACACAACAATGTTGGTGCTGGATCGTCGTTGATAGACACACAAGGATCGGTTAATCCGGTTATTTCCCTGGTTAGTGTGACGGTTCTATCTCGAATTATGCGTGCAACATAATTGAAGAAATACTTTGATGACACAATCCACTTAGTGACAGGAGACGCATCTCCGCAGGTAACCTCTTGCTTCGAAATGCAAATCTCTATGTATGCTAATTTTATTCCAGACAAAAGCTTGTATTTGTTTTCCTGAATAAGGGTTGAACTTAGATCAAACAAGGTTGATTCGGGATCTGGGCAGCAGTGAACCTCTTCAACAGTAAAAGAGCATGGTAGCAAATCTGTCGGCAACCCAACCTTCGGCTTTACCGTTGGTTTTTTTATGTATCTGCGGATTTCATCAATGGTGCGGGTTTGTGTTAAAAACGCCGACGAACAGCAATTTTGCCACTGCAAATTGTATGGATCGTTTGGTGAAAGCGTCATGCATTTGCAGCATAGCCCGCCCCAACTTGATGCAGTCCATCCAGTCTTGGTAATTGTAGGAAGTTCGTAGTTGTCTGGTATGTAGCAAGTGCAGCAGCAGTTCCCAATGGTACCCATTTAGCAAACCCCCACGGCAATCCATTTGTTTCCGACGCGGAAGCAAATAACGTAGGCACCAGATGCGATGGCCGATCCTGGATTCCATACGGTGATAGAACTGCTAGACGTGTCTAGCTTTTGCATATCAAACGTGGAGACAACGCCAACATCGCTAATCTTCTTCATTGTCACAGTGCCTGTGCCAAGCGTCGTTCCGCTGCGTGCTGTAATTGAGCTGTTTGCCACACCCAGTCTAGTATCGAAGCCAATCGATGGCGTGGTGCTGGAATCGGAACCAGATACGGTTTGACCGCCAATTATGCGGATGAGTGCGGTCGAGTCGGCCTTGTTAAAGGCGTACATGGTGTCGGATTCGTCGGCCATCGGTTAGCTCCTGATGAAATCGGCAAACTCGATTTCTTTTTTGATGCGAAACGTGACCTCGTCTGGATCAGAACCAGCCGCCTTGAACAATCCAGTCGTTTTGTCAAGATTGCCGATGATGGCGGTGGTTCCATCTGCGTCGTAGCAACGCTTCCCGTTGATGTCGACGGGACCAACATTTAGCAAATTGACGTCGTGATTGTCTGGATCGTAGGTGACTCGATATGTGACTCTCCACGCTTGAAACCCACCAAAGTATCCAAGCTCTGCTCCAGTGACTTCCAAAAGCAACGTTCGCACGGCTCTGCCAGCAAAAGATGTTTTATTGACGCAGTCGTTGCGGTCCATGATCGTCTTAAGATCCTGTGACGCATTTTCGAACTGCGTGAAACTGAATTGAGCAAGCGTGCGAGTTTCGGTAAGCGGTGTTTCAAACGGTGTTTTTGCACTGTTTGCTATGAGTTTTGCTGTCGGTGTGGTTTTGTCCTTGGTGACGACACGTTCTTTGGTGCTGAACGAATCGACCTTAAAAACTGGAATCCAAGTTGTTGGATTTTCGCTAGGGTTGTTTTCGTCCTGCTTCTGGTCCTCCTTATTGCTCTCAAACTCGCAAACTACGTCCCAGTAGAGCGGATTGACCTCCGATCGAGTGCAGGACTTCGACGTGCAGACGAGTTGGTACGGGCCGTACAGCAAGCCGACAATCGGTAGACCGGGAGTTTGGAGCAGCACCTCTTCGCGGGTAACTGACTTCGAGTCGGTGACTACCAAAAAGGTGACGCTGGATGTGAACGTCAACGAGTTTGACTCGCCACGTTTGATGCTGCCAGAACCACTACGTTTCTCGCCGACAATTTCGCTAGGCATTTTAGTTTCTTCCTGCCATCGCTAGGCGTGGTGCGTTGGTGTTTTGCTCCGCGATCTTGCGAAGTTCTTTTAACTGGTCCTCGGCAAGCTTCTTGGCCTCGGCAGCTTGCTTTGATTTCTCGTTTTGCTGTGCGATGAACTTGTACGCTTCTACGGAACCGGCTCGTAGAGCAGGTGCTATAGTGGATGCTAGGCCGCCAGATGCGTTCTGGACGAATCCAGCCGCGAGGCTGACGCCTGCTTGGCTCATCAGCGTGTCGTCGATGAATCCGCCTTGGCGAAGATTAAACAGCTTTTCAAATTCGCCACGCATTCCAGACTGCGGGTTAAACTTCTTGAACAAGCTGTCAGCGTCACTCTGCGATTGCTTGAAAGCCTTTTCGCTTTCGTTTGCCTTCTCTTTTTCTTCTCGAAGTGCTTGGACTGTATTGCGAAACTTCTTGTAACGCTCAATGTCGGCATCGGTATAGCCTGCGGCTCGCTGCTGTGCTTCGATGGCTCCCTCCTGGCCTAATGTCAGAAGGTCGTATTCTTCGCGTAACTTCTGAAGTTCGCTGGTTTGAGTTTTATTAAGTTCGCTTTGCTTTGCAAATTCCGCCGCTTTCTCTCTTTCTAGCTGTGTAACTTTTGCCTGCTCCTCTTGAATCTTCCTTAGATCCTCAGCTTTATTTTTGTTTACCTTTGCTTCGTGTTCTGCTATCAGCCCTCCGAATTTCGCCATAAATGCTTGTTCGGCAGCTACATCGTTAAGCTTGTCAAGGTACTCGTCTGCCTGTCCCTGCAATGAAGCAAAAAATGCACCTGTTCCTTCGCTAAACTTGCGAACGTAAAACGCTAAAAAACCTTCGCGTCCTCCGCTTTGTGTGCTGTTCATTAAGTTTCGAAACAACGTACTGAGTTCTACTACTGCTGGTATTAGCGATGTTCCAAGTTCAGTAGCTGCTGCTCGAATGTCTCCCTGCATTTTTGAGAACTGACCTGCAAGCGAGTTTTCCAAACGCTCGTTCATGCCTGCGAACCGGCCACCAGCGGTTGTCGCTAACTCGAACGCCTTGGCGACTTCCGCTGCCGAGACGCCTCCATCCTCCATGCGTTTCTTTAAGGCAAGCATTGACTCGCCAGTGGTGCGGCTGATCTCCTGCAACGGATTGAAACCAGCGTTGACGAATTGCAAAAGGTCTTGGCCGGTGAGTCGCCCAGCCGCACTGACCTGAGAAAACGCAAGCGTCAACGATTGGAACTGCTCCGAGTTGCCTAGGGACACGGCAGATAGTTGTCGCAAAGTCGGAGTGATCATTTCCGTAGCAACGCCAAACTGCAAAAGCGTCTTGCCAGCACGTGTAAAGTCGGCGTAATTGATTGGACTCTGAACGTCTAGCTTCCTGAAATCTTTAAGCAGTTTCTCGGCAGTGCTAGCCGATCCAGTCATTACTTCGAATGCAATCTTGCTCGATTCAGCTTCAGCGGCAAGCTTCAAAGACATTTTGAGTCCACTTACAGCCGCAGACAGTCCGATGTAAGTCATTGCTAAATTCTTTAGTGAATCCGTCAACGACTGCGGTTTCGCCTTTTCAAGTTCTTTAACTTGATCCTTGAATCCCTTTACAGCTTTTTCGGCTGTCAGGTATTGGTGCGTGGTCTGCTGAATGAGTCGAAAGTGAGCTTGTTCGTCAATCGCACCGGCTTTTCTCAGTGCGTTGTATTCCGCGATCTCCCGGTTCATTCGATCTTCGGCGGTTTCGACCTGGCGTGTCAGTTGAGCACCACGCTGCATGATGGCCTCACGTTGCTTAAGGATCTGGGCCTCATACGCCATCTGATCGGACAATTCTTTCGCTTGCTCTTTCAACGATGCTTCTGCGTCGGCTAGTTGCTTCGCTTCTTCAGCGGCTCTTTGCATCGCTGGCGTGACAACCCCGAACTTCCTGGCAAGATGCTCCTGAGCCTGTGCCATTTGCTCTTCGGATAGTCCGGCCTGCTTCATGGCTCGTTCAAGCAGTTGCATTTGCTTTTCGAACTTGCCAGTCGGACCTTCCAAGTCGGTCATAATCCGACCAATGGATCGCAATTCGTTGGATGCAAATTGACCGGAAGCCTTCAGCTCCGTAATGTCCATGCCGATCTTGAGGCTAGCTGCGTTGATCGTTCCGGCCATTCTTCGCCTTCTCCAGTCCTAGAGATTTCAACATTCCGCCAAACGCCTTTTGGTTCTCGCTGCTGCTCGACGGCAACGTGATCTCAACTCGCTTCTTTGGCCTCTTCCACCGCGGAGGCATGTAGTCCTCAAAGTCCGGTGGCTCTTTTCCGGCCTGGCAGTAAACACCGAATGCCGCCTGGTGAGCGATCATCGCTGATTGTGCCCAACGCTCGCCAATAGGCTCGACCTGGTCAAACGCTGCCCAGAAGTCCAAAGCACCTCTCGGAAGCGATGCAAGCCACGCCTGGACGTCCACGATGCCCCACTCCAATGCAAGTCTTCCAGCGAGCATCAGCCGGGGACTTCGTCGGAGTTTTTTACCAACGCCTTGACCTCGCCAGGATCGTAGCGGTTGAGCTGCTGGCACTCGTCGAACAGGACTCCGGCCACGGATCGCGGCATCGCCTTGAGCTGCGATTCGTCGTCCACAATCCGATTGCCAGAATCGTCGAGCAGCATGATTGCGATCATGGCTCGGCGTGCTCTGGAAAAGTCGAACCGTCCAGCTTTGTCCTGAATCATCAATTCGTACTGCGTGCCTTGCTCCTCGGTCATTTCGCGGAGGCGATAGGATCGACCAGCGATCTCTACCACCTTTTCACGTAATGGCTCGGCAAGCGAAGCAAGAAAATCGTCTTTATTCATCGTCCTCGTCCGATTCTTCGAGTTGTGCCTTAATCGCCTCAACGACTTGCTTCAAGTGCGTCTGTGGCGGATTTACCTTGGACTCCTCCGGACAGAAAATTGGACGCTGTGCGACGCATTCAGCGACGACTTCGTCGGTCTTGTGCCAGGGAAAGTTTGACAATGGCAAAATCTCGGAATCGACAGCGTGCGGCAAATAGCCGATAAGAACGCCATCGTCGAGAATCTGCCATTGAGTGATTTCAATCTCCTCGCCTTGGAGATTGATTGCCAAATGCTTTTGCAAAGTGATCATTAGTTATTACGCCACAGTGAAGGAAGGAGCAGTGGCACCATCGAAGACGATCGTGTATTCGCCTTCCATGATCTTGCCTTGCTCGCAGGATGGAAATTTGACGGACTTGACGAAAACGGTCCCCTGGAGCGACCCGGCTCCTGGGTAGGTGATGGTGGCACTGATGCCAGCATACGGTTCCGCTGTCGGAATCATTTGCGTGGTTATGCCTGGTGCTGCACCAGTCCAGTAAAAGGTGATTGTTAGTTCTGGGTTGTTGCGGAGATCGCTCGGACGAATTGTCTTCATTCCACTCGTCGATAGACTGGTGGTTTCGAGTTGCTCGGTTCCGATGCTGTAATCGCCAATCTTTTTGATCAGCGTGGTAACCAATCCGGTGCCGCTGATGGTGGCTCCGAGTCCGGTATCTGGTACGGTGAGTGCTGGCATGCCTATGGCTCCTTGTAATGCACCAAGAGATCAAAAGAAACGATGTACCGATGTTCTTGGTTTCCATCGGTAGGTGGTTCTTGGAGGTACTCATCGCCGGAGTCAAATTCGACGCCAGCGAAGTAGTAGTTGCTCGTTGTGCCGCGGTAGCTGTCGATTCCGGTTTCTCGAATCGCTTTGGACAAAGCAGACGCTGCCGTGCGTGTCGATGCGTAGCATTCGATCTGGATTCGTGCGTGAGCGGCTTTCGTTAATCCTCCGACGAAATGATCTCGCTCGGTGCTGATGACGTAATAGACGATGGCAGGCATCGAAGCGTTTACCTTTAACGCGTCTGGGTACATTCGCTGACCGACGATGGTTGAGACCGTCGAGTACGAAAGTAGCTTTGTTCGGAATGCCTCGCCAATCGCTGACATCTATTCCCCGCTGATGATTTTGATGGTTCGTGATGCACCCTCAGCCGATCCGCTGACGACCTGGAAGAACTTCACGCCTTCCATCGGTTGCCGTGCGAGTGCGTAGTGCCGAGCGGTTGATGTTCCGATTGTGACGCTGTAGGAGCTGCTCTCGTTGTAGAGCGGATAAAACGTCGAGCCGTCATCGGAAGCCTGGAACGTCAATGCCGATCCGGTCATTGCTGCTGGAGTGATGACAGCCAAAGGAACGCGGTTGTTTTCGAGTGTGAGCGTGCTGCTGACGGTTGCACCGTTGGCGATGGTGAGCGTGGATACGCGGAGGTTTTTAGCCAAGTTTCAGCTCCTTCATTTCTTTTTCTAGTTGGGTTCGGAATGCTGCTTCGGCGGCGGATTGCATGGTGCGAACAGCTTTTACGATGGGTTGCTCGTCGCGTGGAAAACGGATCGTCACCACTTTTTTGTTCCACAGAACGTGACGCTTGTAACTGTCGCCTTTCTTGAACGGATGCACAAATTGCTGCTTGTTTCCCTTTGTCCACTTCGCTCCGACAATCACGCCGACGGATGCTTTGAGCACCTTGACCCCGTAATGCTTTCGCGATTCGTTTTGGTACTCGGCGTTGAGCTTGTACTTGTCCGACCATTTCTTACGACTGCCCGTTTGCTGACTGCTCGGTGCAATGGTCTTTGCGTAGTCGGCGATGGGCTGGCCGTAGGCTTTTAAGCAACGATCCAGCGGACCGGATCGCAGGCGAATATCGATCGCCTCCAGTGCTCGAACCAAGTCCATGTTGATTTGGATTTCAATGCTCATGTTACGCACACCAATTCGATGTACCGACGCAATCCATCGATCTGGTTGACGTAGGTAATACCGTAGTTTGTTGATCCGTAAACGATCCGCATCTCTGGTTGGTAGCCGGATCGAAAGCGGACGCGAAAAATTGCTTTGGTGCCTGCTTCAAGCTGGCGACCTCGCATGGTTTCGTTTCCGCCTGTCGGGATGAACTGGCAAGGCTCATCGACGACATAATTCGACCAAGTAACGACTGGCTGGCCTGCATCGTCCTGCGTCTCGGTGACTTGCTGAACGGTGCACCGCTGCCGCATCGCTCCAACCTTGAGATCGCGTGGTCTGCCGCTCATGGGTAGTTGCTCCGCATGAACCGCGTTACGAGTGCCTCGTATGGCTTCATGGTCTGGATCGCGTCACTCATCAGCATGTCGCGATTTTCAAAGTAATGGCCGACAAGCAGCAGCATGGCTCGTTTGGCAATCGCCGGTACGAGCGTAGCGTCCTGCGAGTAGCCGCATCGGTAGTTCACTGTCCACGCATCCCATCGAGCTGATGTCGTCGGCAGGATTTGCTGGTAGGCGATCCTGAACTCGTCGATGTGCAGTTGGTAAAGCGAAGTGGACAATGTTTGCTGTGCGTTGTTGCCATCAAAGTAGGTGATCGATGTTATTGACTCGATTGGGCCTTTTGGCAACCGGAACTTGTCTCGCAATCCTTCTACCCTGACCTTATAGGTCTGGTAGCAGGTCACCGAGTCAGTATCTGATTCCCATTGCTCTCTGGCTTCGCTGATCAGCGACGATAAATGCGTGTCATGCGCCGTATCGCTGGTTGCGATCTCGAGATGTTTTTTTACCTCGGACAGGCTCAACGGTTCCGCTGTCGGCCCCGTTACTAGTTCTGCTTGGATTTTCATCATAAGATTCACCAATGCCTGCCCGTATCAAGTAATCAGCAACACCAGGAGTGACATCAACAACTGATGCCGTCTCCTTGCGGTGCCACATCTTCAAAAGTCGTATCAACATCGTGTTCAATCCATTCCTTCGGGTACATGTGGACAGGCTCGTAGTTTTCGTTGTAAATCGTCACCATCTCTTCGACATGACCAAGTCGACAATCTGGATCGATGAACACGCTGTTACCTGCCTTTTGCCACTGTAACCAAAACCAAACATCGGAGTCGATTTTAGCGTCTCCCCACTGTCCCTTATCGTCAGGCTGGCAGAAAAACCATGGCTTCTGGACTTGCTCAAGTTTCCTTGAGTTTATCACCGTCAGACCGAAGTGCGCCGTGTCCACCTTGACCGGATAGCCAGACCATTTGCAGGTCGTTGTATCCGCGCCAAGGATTGCACCTAGCATTGATTTCTTTCCCCTGCGAATTTGCATTCCTGCTAAAGCATCCATGTCCTCTTGGACAATGATGTTTAGCAATCTTTGCAATTGACTTGGCTTAAAGCATGTGTCGCCATCGATGGTAATTAGGTAGTCCGTTTCTGCAACGGAACTTTCCATCATCATCTGCATGCACTGACCGTAATATACGCCGAGCGAAATCTCGAACGTAATTTTCATGTGCTTTAGCACTGCTTCAATTTGATTTCTACACCAAGTATTTTCATACCTAGGTGCCGTCATCAACGCCTTAACCTTAATTTGCTTACTTTCCTCAACCATCTCTTCCTCCGAGCAGTTTAAGACTAGCCAACAACAACTACGTCAGCATTGCTGCTGTTCGCACTGTTCACGATCTCAAGATCGAGGTTTCCGACAACCGCAGAAAGAACAGTCCCGTTGGTGGTCGTGTCGGGCGTTACCTCGATTCGCAAATAACGCTTGCGAGCCTTCAGGTCGACATTGAACGCTGCAACCATTGCTGCCGTGTTGTCGAGCGTTCGGTTGAACGACGAGTTGAACGTAGCAAAGTTTGAGGCTGTCGTGTTGTCCGACTCAAGCAAACGAACAGCGACGTTTGTGCTGTTCGTGTTCAGTTCTGCGCCGAGGACAATTTCGATTGTTGCATAATCAGCACCAGCACAATCGAGGTTTGCGGTTCTGGCAGTGGTCGCAGCAGTGATTGGCGCAAGCATTACGTTTCGCTTGACAGATTGCAAATTCTTCATATTTAAATTCCTGTTTTAAAATTGTTGTAAATCAAAAAGCTGCCGCCAGACGAATCCAGCGGCAGCAGAACCGCTCGGAGGAAGCGGTTAAGCGGTTAGGATCAACCGAAGACGAGACCAATGAGTCCGCCGGAAGCGGATGCGGTGCCGCGATCATGGACGTTGATGTCGAATCGCTGAGTAGCCTTAATTGCTACTTGATCAAGCTCAAAGTATCGGCTTGAGTCCAATGCAATCGAGATACCGCGACGGGTTCCGAGGTAGGATCCCATCGACAGGTCACCAAAATAGCAAGCACGCAGACCAGTTGTCCCGGTGAGTCGCGACTCAAGAACTTGCGAAACCACAACTGGGTAACCAAGGAAACTTCGGCTCATGCCACCAGCAATTTCAGCCATCGTCACGCCACCAGCAGCATTTGCTAGACGTTGCATGGATGCTGACCAACCAGCGTTGCTGATATACCACCTTGGCTGAATGCCGCTGTACATCTTGCATGCACCAACGACAGACTCGAAGCTGGCGAACGTCAACGCCGAGAAGGTTTGCAAAGAGGTCGCTGTAACCAGCGAACCTGCCGCCAACGCTCCTGCAAGCCCAACGATGCCACCGTAGGTCGACGTTCCGTCTCCCAAGAACAGTGCTTCGTCCTCTTTGACTGCCATCGTGTAGGCAACGGATCGCGAAACCATTTCTGCAACGCTGATAACCGAATCTTCGGACAGCTCGGAAGAAACGACAACCATTGCTGCCAGTTTCTTGGCATCAAGCTTGACTTGTTGGACAGTCATATCCGAAGCGGTGATCGTTGAGCCTTCGCCAACGTAGTAACCAGTCACTTCACCAGCGAGCTTCGGAACAATCGTGACGCTATCGGCCATCGGCCAAACGCGACTGTTTTGACGGGCAACACCGAATTGCTCTCGCAGTTCGATGATTGCCGCTTCCATTGGCTCTGGAACCAGGAATCCGCCGAGGGTATTGTCGCCGGTGGACATTGCGTTTCGGATGCCATTATCGGCACAGAATTGCTTTGCCTTGCTGTTGTTAAACAGGTTTGCCAGAACGAACTGACCGGATGAATAGGCATCGTATTCGTTCTTAAAAGCTTCAAGCTTGCGGTAGGCGCGAGCCTGTGCAGGGATCTTAGCTTGTGGCTTTTCGGCCTCAGGCGATTCGATCTTTGCTACCTTGGCGGCAACAAAGTTCTGCACCTTCTCGGCGCGACGTAGATCGTCGGAAAGCTTTGGAATCTGCTTATCGATGATCGCATCGATTTCAAGAGTTTCTTCAGCGGTAAAATCGCGGCTTTCTTCGGCAGCAAGTGCTTGGATGCCTTCGACCTTAGCTTGCAAGGCTTGAATTTCCTTGCTCAGTTCGATTGGAGATTTCATGTCAAAATCCTGTGTAAACATCGGCACAGGCATAAAAATAGCCTGATAACCGACTGGGAAACGAAACAAAACGATTCACAGTCAGGAACCAAGCCAATAATCACGGACTTGAAATCCTCGACAAAATTGCGTGAGACTTTTGCTCAACGCTCAAGCATTATTATTTGTTTTTGGCAGTTGTCAAGTTTGCAAACGCCAGCCTAGATTTCACGAGGTCTCTGCGGTGCGACTGAATTGCAATATCCTCTGGAGGATTCTTAAACCATGCCGCCATTGCTGCCTTCGCTTTTGATTTCTTTTCAGTCTTCGAGGTAGCCAGTCCTGCCGAAACTGCGTTGTCTGCCGAATACCATGTTTCTGCTGAAAGCAATGACATGATTTCTTCCTCGGAGTCATCCATGTATTGCGAATATATTTCAATTAGAGCCTTGTCGTATTCCTCAAGGACATCAGCAGTTTTGCGCATCCTGTCGGCGTTCCCGATTTCAATGGTCAATGCTCGATGGATCATCAATCTAGATCCTGAGGACATTGTTCGCGTTTCTCCAGCCAGGAAAACAACCGATGCCGCAGATGCCGCTAGGGCTTCGTTTACCGTGTCTACGCCCCCAGGATAGCGTTTCAGCGTGTTAAAAATCGCGATCCCCTCGTCGGCCGATCCACCTGGAGAGTTGATTCGCACGGTGGCTCTTCCGCCGTCTAGGCTTTCAAGAGCATCGGAAACGGACATTGCGGTGACTCCTTCGCCAGTCCAGTCCGCTCCGATGACTCCGTCCACAAACAGTTCGTTCTTGGCCTTGTTGATTGCGATCATTTATTGATTCCCATCAGGTTGAATGTTCTATCGGTCCAAACAGCAACCTCGGCAGCAATAGCGTTCGGCAGGTTGCTTGTTTCTTTTGCAGCTATCTTACATAGAGCATCAACGCTTTCTTGACAATGTTTTGTTGCCAGATCGCGATCAATTCCCAATGCTTCAAGCTTTTCAGCAAGCTTCGATTCCCATTTCGGGTAGTTTTTATTGATCCAAACGCCAAAGTTCTTTGATTTCGCGCCTGCGATGGCGTTATTCGCTTCGGTCTTGATTAGACTGCGGATGGTTTCCTCAACGGCGCGACTTGCCATTGCTGACGCTTGAGTCTGCTCTTCCTGAGTATCTTCCGATGCATCATCTTCGCTTGATTCGTCTTCTTCTGGCGATGCGTTAGATTCAGACTCGTCTTGCTGCGGAGCCCCAGGGGTGATCGCTGGATTGGCAAACTCGTCGCCACCTTCGTAAGGGTTTAGGTCCAGCTTCGCCCGAGCTTCGTTTGGAGACATGATTCTGTGCGTTACAAGCAATGCCAACGAACTTGTGGTAGTCTGCAAATCCGTCCTGTGGATCGATGCGCGGTTAAACTTGTGGAAGTGGCTTCTGCGTATTTTCTGCGACTGTGTCAGCAATTTCATGTCGCACTGCTCCTCGAACTTAACCAACCATCGATCTAACGCAACCAAGTATGCTAGGTTTTTCTGCTCATGTCCGTTGTAGCTTGATCCATCTGGATCGCCGGGCATGGCTTCGATTCCAAACAGCATCCCAACATCTTGGCGAGTAAACTTTTGCAATTCGATAAACTGCGAATCCTGGTTCGTCACGCTTACTGCGTTGACCTTCATGCCTTCTCGCAGCATCGCCGCCTTGCCGGCATTGTCTGCACCGGCTTCGGTCTCGTTGAAGTGTTGCAGGAACTCCCTGGCCTTCGCCTCTTCGCGAAACATCCCGGCAGGTGCTTCGATAAACAACTTGCCTCGAAATCCCTTGCCTAGTTGCGTATCAACGTAGGTTTGCGATCTCTTTCCAATGCTGAATAAATCCTGGCCGATGTTTAGCAAGCCCATGCCAGTCACGCCGTTGTGGCTAAATCCGGTGATGTGCAAAACATCCTTGTCTTCAAGAATTACATACTTGTCAGTGTTAACTGAAAAGTCGTACATTAGATTCTCGTAGGAATCCATGTCCGGCTTTGTGACATGGTATTTGATACCATCGACAATTACTGTCACGGTCCTGTCTGGCATAATCGGAATCAGTTCAACTGGAGTTCCAGACTGATCACGAACAATCGCTGCGCGACCGTTGCCAAACATGATTGCATGGCTTGCTACTTGCTCCTTAAACAACGAAGGCGACTGCATGCTGTTCGGTGCTTCTCGGAACAACTTGTAGCTAGGATGCCGGTAGTCGTTTTCTGCGCCTTCTCCAGATGCCTTCTTGATGTCTAACGGCAACAAACCCACATCACCAACAATTCGGTTATGAGCGTACCAAACAGGAGGCAAAGAAAGAGCATCAGCAATGCCAATATATTTCTTTTGTGCGAAATCATCATCTTCGGACAATCCCATCCATTTCGCCAACTGGTAAAAAATACTCTTCATTTCATCTCCCTACGTTATTAAGAGCGAGCCAGTTGCGCGGTGTTGTTCTCTGCTACAAATCCTGAACGCCATAACGGATGCTACAACCGGGTCGATTTTAGCATTGTTTTTCTGTTCAGACGATGTTTTTTTATCAAACATCCAGCGATCTGCATTGTCTCTGACAATAATTGCGTTAGATGCTGCCCAACGTAGCAGTTCCTTATCATCAAATCGAAGTCGACCGTCTTTCATTGCTTGAATGAAATCGCGGATTGGCTCGTTAAAGCTTGTTGAGTTCTGAGCCATTCGAGCTGCCTCGATTCCCTCTTGCTCAAGGTTTTCGCACAATTGCTGCCCATTGTAAGGATCGTATGCCACGCGACGGATGCCAAGTTCTTGACAATCTAATATCAACTGGTTTTGCAACTCGGCAATCGGATACTTGTGTACTTCAAGCTTGCCTTGGTATATCCATTGTGCAAACGGATTCCTGGAAAGATCGCGCCTGCAATCTTCGGCAATAAAACATCGCACCTTCAATTCATATCGATAGATTGGTGTTCCGTCGTCCTGTTCGCCAATTGGGAACCGTGCGCACAGTCCGTATGCTGCCAAGTCGTCTCTAGATCCTAAGTCGCATCCAGCTCCAACAGCGTCTGCTTTCGACCAGTCCGAAAGTTCGCCGTGGCATTTGTCGAAGTCTGCCAAGTCGAATGCTTTTTCCGTCGACGACACAACGCGATTGCCATGGTATCGCATGAATCGGTTTCGTCCGATAGCAGTATGTTTGTCCTCGTTCCATCGCTGGCGCAAGTAATCCATCGAGCATGATACGCCAATGTTAGGATTTGCTTTGTACCAAAGCTTTTCCTCGAATGGATCGTCTTCGACATCAAGTTCGTAACAGATCGCAAACAGTGACTCGTCTTTGTAGTTCCTGTCCAATACTTGGCAAGCGTAGTCGTAGTTCTCGAGCCAGAGATAGGAGTCATCTGCACCAGCAGTGGTAACGATAATTTGCAATGGCTGAGTTCGTGCAGCAGAACCAGTGACCATCGTGTCATAAAACTTGCGGTGATGATGACCCCACGCGTGAATTTCATCCATGACTACGGTCGACGGGCTCATGCCGTCCAAAGGCCTATCCGACGAAACCTTGCGGATATACGTCCCGCTGTGCTTAAACGTGATCGTCTCATGCTTCACGTCAGACATCGACTTGAGTGCCGTAGACTGCGATCTCATTCGCTCTGCTTCGCCGTAGACGACTGCCGCTTGTTCTTTCTTGGTGGCAGCAAGCAAAACTTGACCGACGGCCTCTGGCTTTCCGGTCGCTGGATCAATGTCGCCAGATGCAAGAAATAGGCACAATCCGGCAGCAACGCTAGACTTTCCGTTCTTTCGTCCCATAGACCAATAAATCTTCCGGAACCGGCGAGAGTTGTCCGATGCTCGCTTCCAACCGAATATGTTCCAAATGCAAAACGCTTGCCATGGCTCAAGTTCAAACGGCCGACCGGCAAATTCTCCGATGGAGTGCTTTAGCACACAGGGAAAAAAGTCGCAAACAAGGGTAGCCCACTTGCGATCAAAATAGTACGGGAACTCGTCTGTATTCTGGCGCGCAAGATCATCGAGGTAACGCTGTGCTGCTTGCGTCACTCGCTTGCATGCGATGATGTCGCCAGAAATTACTCCAGCTACATATCCATCGATCTTTGCCGAAATACCACTAGTTATCACTGTTCATCGCCCTCTTCATCCATTGCTGGAATTCGTCTTCCTCTTCCTTTTGCGGAGCGTGCAATCTTGTCCTTGCGCTAGGAGTCAAACCTAGTTCAGACTGACGCTTCAGCAATCGATCAGCATACTTGTGAATCTGATTTGCTGCCGGTGAGACAATCGCCTTACCTTTGTCGTCGTAGGATGCGACGTTGCCTTCTTTGCAGGTTTCCCACAACCAGCAAAACTGCGACCAGTCCAAGCAGTAGCATGTCAAGATGTCTAGTTCTGCCTTAGTCAAGACTCGCATATCGTCGAGGTTTTTACAAACTCGATCCCAGCACTCTGCTGCCTTTTGATCAAGCTTTACAATCTCAGGCATGTCAGGCCACCCTGGTGATGGCTTAGGTTCGTTTTTGTTCCTTCGCTGTGGGTTCTTAGCGTAGGCACCAGATTGTTCATGCACTGCCGATGCAAGCGGTTTACGTCCTGTCATTTATCACCTCGTTGTAATTAGCTAGGCTCCATTGCTTCACATTGTAACCCATGGTCGTGTTGCCTTCGATTTCTTGGTGACAGTCCCTGCAAAGCGCGAGCCAGTTGTTTGAATCCATTTTCATATCGCGATTATCTACGATCTTCACGATGTGATGCATATCCCGCGAAGGATTTGCAGACATCACGCCGAATCGCATCATGCAGCACTCGCAAAGCGGATGCTCTGCTCTGTAGCGTTCTGACGCTTTCCTGTGTTCGTTTGTGTAGAAGTTCTCGAACCGCTTGCTAGGCTTGTAGCACCTCGGGCATTTGTCTTGAACCACTTCACCGCATCTGCATAGCTTCATGCTACACGCTCGCTGCGTTCTGCACGGTCAGTACACCCTTGGTGACGACCCGATTCGTGCCACCAGTGATGTCTCGAAGCGACCATAGATACTGACCTAGCGTTGCAGTAACAGCAGTGGTGATCGTTACCGTAAAGCTCGTCGATGTCCTGGTGATTGATCCGTTGGCGATCGTCAGGATGTCAGTTCCATCAGGGCGTGAGACGACAAACACCAAAGTAGCCGATGTCGTATTTTCATCCAGGTTGACGGTTGCAGTTGTGCTTTCGTTGTACTGCATCGTGATCGTCGATTCATTGACGCGATCCTCCAATACACTGATGCCGGAAGATGTGATCAGATCCGTCTTATCCTTGATCGCGTCCATCACGCCAACTGTTGGAAGAGATACGGTTCCGTTTGAGTCGAAGCCAAGAATTGACCGAATTGCCGTCCGCTCGTTGGCAGTCCAATCCGTGCCGCCACCACCGCCGCTTGTTCCTGCTGCTTGGATGATTGCAAACGATGAACCGTTGGCAGGATTGGTTGTCCAGGCACTGTCCACTGTTGCAACTTTCGTTGTCCCGTTGTAGGCCGTGATTGTTCTTACCTGACCAGCACCTGTACTCGCAGTAATGGCAATTGCTAATCCAACATAGTAATCGGTAATGCTCGACGCAGAAGCGTTCAGCGTTATTGTTGATGCTCCTCCAGCTTGAGCAACGCCGTAATGCAGCGTAGGCATCCGTCCGCTTATTGTCGTGATTGTTGTAAGCATCTCGTACAAATCACTGCCAGCTTGATCGTCAGGCCAACTTTGCAGGTCTGTTGCCCAAACTGCTGTTGCAATCTCTGTAGCCGCATCCGTTGCAATCGCCGATGCTGTGATTACGTTAGCATTCATCGTTCCGACGGTAACTGCACCAGTGACGCTGCCAACGCTTCCGCTGAGATTGCCTGTGATATTGCCCGTGATGTTGATGCTGGCCGAGGATGGTAGAACAACCGCATTGGTTACGCTAGTTACAGTTGTGATCGTGCCTGCGGTGATGTTGGTCGGCGATGCCACAGTGCCTGGGAACGTCGCTGCGAGGAATCCGGTCGGCTGCGTGTAGGTCGCCATGCGTGATGACACGGTTGCGTCAAGTCGTCCCAGCTCCGTAGTCAATTCGGTACGGACGCCGCCAGCGGTCAGTGTGCTAATTGCTCCAGCCAGAGCCGAGATTGCCGCTGTCGCTGTTGGTAGTCCACCTGTTGCGTTTGTTGCGTTGGTGATGAGTGCATCAAACACAGACGCCAGTAGAACGCTGAACCGATGCGTTGACATGCTCATTGCAGTGTTGCCAACAGCGAGCGTCAAACGGCCAGTCGTGTCGGTATTAGTTGTCGTCAGTGCTACTGTGTAATAGCCGTTCGCGTCGTGCGTCACCGTTGCTCCAGACAGAGTTGCTGCTGTGCCGTTTTTAACCAAACGAAAGTCACCGACGACAGCAGTTGTCACCGCTGCTCCAGCGGAATCGAGTACCGGACCAACGTACACCGTCGATGCTGTCGATTGCTTTAAAAGTTGCATTAGCAGTTTGCTCCACAAAGGATTCGACGGCGACGATTGGTTGCTGCTGCGGTTGTTTTGCGTCGGTGCTTGATTCGTTCCGGTGCTAGCCCAGCACCACGCCCGGCGGTGTAGAGAAGACGGATTTCGCT